GGCGGCTATTAACCGAGGTTTGAGGTATGTCTTAGGGACAGCAACAAGCCGAGATGATGGATTATCATCGTATGGCAAGTTTTGTCCTTCATCGACCCAACCGAGCGGGCTCGCGAAAGCGAATCTATCGGCTGGAAACACGGTGTCGACTTCATCATTCCAAACCATGGAATGATACTTAGAGGATTTTATCCTCTCTGCGACAGCACCAGGTCCATGCTTGCACTTCCACTCTTCTGGGTTGTAAGGCCCAAGAGTGGAACCAATGTGTCTTGCGATTTCTCGTAAGACCTGCTTGAACCGCGTGATTTGCTCCTTTGTCAGGCTGTGCTTGCTGTTAAGCTCGCGCAGGAAAGAGTCCATACGCCTACCAGTAGCTAGGTAGGCATAGTACTCTTTCAGCTCCTCGTCGTCTCGTCCCTTGGTATCGTCCCAGAATCCATCTAGGGCGTTCCAAGTCTCCAGCTGCTCATTACGCTTTACGAAGTTTTCAAACTCCGTTTTGACGTGCCGAGCAGCACAGGGGAGCGGCACCTTCTTTGCTGCGTTGAATAGTTCACGCAAACAAAGAATTGCCTCGAGATTAGGCGTGCGAAGCATACCTCCGTCTTTCTCAAATACCAGTAAGAAGAGTCCCCGAAATAATTTCGGGATCACTTCCTCCCTCGAAACGCGGCTTCCGCCGCACCTTGAGGGGGAGATGTACTGGCCTCTACTTAGGCACCTATCAAGGTGCTTTCCGAGGCGCGGAAGGTCTACTAAGAAGAAGTAGACCCCACGCGCTTGAGAGAGACGTTTCAGGGTTCGGAAGTCCTTACGGAATTCTTTCCTGAGTGTGGGGTGCATATATCGGCAGTCTTTTAAGATTGCACGATACAGGCGTAACAGTTCTCTTACATAGCTTTTCAACATTTGAAAGTTAACCTTTCGACATGTTCTATGCTATGTCAGAGATACCTAGAAGGACACTCTGGCAGGTAATCAACTCTGCCATCCTTCAAGCTTCTCGAGTACCTCCCCGCTATTTGCAGAAACCCACGAGGTTAATGCAAGAGCGAGTTCCAGCGTACTAATAGAGGGCAACGCCTCCATTACGAAGTACACCTTCAAGGCCTCTTCGGCCGTGTTCACTGTCGCATATTTAAGGTAGGTAAGTTCAGCGTTATGCCGATCTTTCCTTTCTGCTCCACTCTTTGAGTGTCGCACCTTGAGCCTGTACTCCCCGACAGAATCCTTATAAAGGTATTCTGCGGAGTAGTAGTCTTGGTTGATTTTGACCAGGACAACTGGAGACTCATCGACAGTAACAGTAATGGTATCGCCCAACATAACAGAGTTCCTCTCATCATAATAACTACCTCCCAAGACCACGAAAACGTCTGGATCGCCGATGGATTTCGGCGCGCCATGACTTTTCAATTTGGTCACGACGGAGGACGTTAAGTGATGCAAGGATCGACCATTTTCGCCACTCTAAGAGTGGCATTTTCGGAATCAGGGGCAGGAACGGCGACGCTAAATAGCGCCGTTTGTCCTCGACTTCCTGTTCTGGCGTGATCTCAACGACCATGCCCGCAGGAATATCCGTAATCATGTATTCGCGCTTGGATTTGCGCCTTTGCATGATACAGATATCGGCCCAGGTAAGTTCGACTGTGTTATTGGTTGCTGTTAGGATATCTCCTAACCCCGCAAACCAGTCGACAAACCAGCTCCAGGGAGTCATTTCCCAGAGTACGGAAAGTGCCTCGTGACCTGTAAGCCCGTGGGTAATGCGATGTGCTAGCGCTGCTAGTGCATCAGCTTCCTCG